ATCTCGTGCTTGATGGAGTCATTTGTTACCGGAGCAACACTCGTGACTTCCATTGTTTCCCCAAAACTTGCAATCCTGATTCCGACCAACACTGTGTCAATGTCGTAATTCACAAGTCTCCATGGATCAAGTATTGTTGGTATACAACTTTTGATAACATCAACCGTTGCTTGTCCGTTCATCATGGCATCAGGTGTTCTAAATGCCAATTCGTCCATGGCTGTCATTGGCAATACAGGGTGTTCTCCTGTTGTGGTTTTAGCAACCACATCGCTTTTGTAGTATTTTTCACCACTGGGCAACTTGATACTGATAGCCGGTTGCCTGTAGTACTTTTGTAATGGGTTCGATTTTTCTGTCATTTTTTATTCTATAAATATACACTATAACAACAAGTGTGTCTATATTTATCTGGGCACATTATGGCGGTTTTTAAAGCATGGCTGATGACATTTTAAACGAGATACAAGACCTTATTAACAAGGTAAAACAAGACAAATCTGGTAAAAATACCGGTGTCACTGCTTCATCTGTTACAGCATTGGCTAAAGCACTGGCCAAAGCGTCCTCGAGCACAGAATTAAGAAGATTAAACCAAGAGTATACCAATCTAATTAAATCGGCAAAACTTTCTGCAAAAGCAGAATCAGATTCAATAAAGATCTTAAATGAATTAACAGATGCACAAGAAAAAACCATCAAGGCATCACAAGACCTTGACGAGAGATTCTTTCAATTGGCAAAAGCCACAGGTGCAAGTACAGTACAAGCACAACGATTTGCCGATCGAGCAAAAACTACCAGAGGTGTTTTAGGAAAACTCGGTGATGCCGCTTCAACCGGATCCGGTAAAATTTCAGACTTTACAGAAAGTTTTAAAGGATTAGGACCGATTGGCGGATTTATCGCAGACATCGGTGCTCGACTCGAATCAAACATTGACAATTACAGAACTCTTGCAAATACTGGAGCAACTTTTAACAAAAGTTTAATCGAGTTAAGAGAAACTGCCGCATCGGCTGGATTACCGATCAGCGACTTTGTTAATTTGATCAAATCAAATTCAGAAAATTTAGCATCACTCTACGGAAGCACAACTCTGGGAGCCAGAGGATTTGCTAGATTAAGTGAAGCATTCAGACAGACGTCAGTGGAACAATTGATGCCGTTGGGTCTCACTGTGGACGAGTTAAATGAAAATTTATTAACCTCAATAACTCTACAACGAAGATTAGGAATTTTTGATCAAAATGCCACAGAAGAAAATGTTAGAGCGGCAACAAATTTAACTTTGGAAATGGACAAACTGGCCAAGTTAACTGGACAACAACGTTCGGCCATGGCGAGACAACTAGAAGCACAGTTGTCAAATGCAAGGTTTAACGCCTTCCTGGGAAGACAAACAGAAGACACTCGACAAAGATTACAAGTATTCGCCGCCGGAATTTCAGAAATTAGTCCTTCATTTAAAACAGGATTAGAAGATTTGATCGCGAACGCCGGTGTACCTGTAACAGATGCGGCAAGAGATTTAGCAATGTCTATGCCGGGTATTGACAGCATAGTAAAACAATTGATTTCCGGTAGCATTGATATGGGAACTGCAATGACATTGATGCAATCGTCAGCGAAACAATCTCAAGAAATGTTTAGAGGTGTTGCTGAAACAGGACAAGTTTCATTCATTGATAATTTATTTCCAGGCATTAACGCATTGGCAACAAAGGTTTTTGATTTATCAGCAGTGACCGATGAACAGAGAGCTCAAGCCGATGCCACAACAAAATCATTATCACAATTTCAAGATGCTTCGAAAAGATTATCATCATCATTCCAATCAATCGAAACCGGTTTCTTTGCCACAATTGGCGATGTATTAGGACCGGCCGGAACAGGATTGAATATGGGAATGAAATCGCTCGCCACAGGCATAAGTGAGTTGAGTAACGGAACCAAAGCACTTTTATATGTGTCACATCAATTTGGCTCATGGCTCATGGACAAAGCCGCTCAAATTGTAACAACTTCATTGGGAGTTGCCGCTGGTATTAGGTTGGCAGGTCCTATGGGAATTGGCATGGGCACTGTAGGCAGAGTGGCCGGACGTGCAGGCGTTGCCGGGTTGGGAGCGGCCACGGCAATAGGTGGTGCTGGATTGGCAGGATCAGCCGAAACTCCTGGAGGCAAGGCATTGGGCATAGGAACAGCGGCACTGGGTGGTGCTGTAACTGGAGCACAAATTGGTATGCTGTTTGGTCCGGCGGGTGCGGCAATTGGTGGATTGTTGGGAGGATTGGCAGGTGCTGGATTGGGTGCTGTCGCGGCTTCTGGTAACAAAACCGGTGAAGGAAGATTAACTGGAACATTGGGAGAAACTGGTTATAGATTCGAACCAAAAACAACAAAATTAACTGTACACAAGGGAGAAACTGTGTTAAATCCACAGGAAGCAAAACAATATGCCACAGAGACCGATGGTAATAATATAATGAGAGCCGAATTGATGAAGTTTAATACCACTGCACAGGCAACTCTAGAAGTACAAAAAAACGTGGAAAAACAAATAAGTAGACTAGTAAGCATTAATGCAAACACAGAAAAAAATACAGAGAAGTCGAATAAAAAACTTGATCAATTGGGCAGTTCTCTAGTATAATATTGATATGGCTTGGAAAAAATATTTTAAAGACGCAAACCTTTCACCAATAGCAGGTGACAGAAGTCCACAATTCGCAAAAAGAAATTATTCATCTTATCTGCCCGATGTTTACACTGGACATCCTAACAGAATTCAAAGATACTTTCAATACGATCAGATGGATACCGACTCTGAGATCAATGCGGCACTAGACATATTGGCAGAATTTTGTACACAGGACAACACCGAAAACGAAACACCGTTTGATTTAGTTTTCAAAGATGAAATAACACAGTCTGAAATTAAACTTTTAAAAAAAGCACTACAACAATGGGTCAAAACAAATCAATTCAGAAAAAGAATTTTCAAATTATTTAGGAACGTTTTAAAATACGGAGATTGTTTCTTTATCAGAGATCCAGAAACCAACAAATTGTTATATATCGATCCAGCAAAAGTAGACAGGATCATTGTCAACGAGTCGGAAGGCAAACTGCCAGAACAATATATCATCAGAGACATAAATCCAAATTTACAAAAATTATCTGCCACGCAGATCACACCAAATCAATTGTACGGTGGTACCAACCAAGGAGCATTCAATCAGAATTTTACTACTGCCGGACAAGCCGCGGGTAATATGGCATCAGGCACAGGCGGTGCTTCGGGAGGAAGATTCTACAGAACAATGAATCAATATGCCATCAATGCCGAACACGTGGTACACTTGACATTGAGTGATGGAATGGATAATCTATTCCCATTCGGACAATCGGTTCTAGAACAGGTATTCAAAGTTTACAAACAGAAAGAGTTATTGGAAGACGCAATCATCATCTACAGGGTACAGAGAGCACCAGAACGAAGAGTGTTCTACATCGACGTGGGCAATATGCCAACACACTTGGCCATGCAGTTCGTTGAGAGAGTCAAAAACGAAATCAACCAAAGAAGAATTCCATCAACATCGGGTGGTGCTAACTTTATAGATGCCACTTACAACCCAATGAGTATCAACGAAGATTACTTCTTCCCTCAAACAGCGGAAGGTCGAGGATCTAAAGTAGACACATTACCGGGCGGTACTAACCTGGGCGAGATTGACGATTTGAGATTCTTTACAAATAAATTGTATAGAGGATTAAGAATACCAAGTTCATATTTGCCAACTGGAGCGGATGACGGTGCACAACAGTACAATGACGGCAGAGTGGGCACAGCATACATTCAAGAATTGAGATTCAACAAATACTGTGAAAGATTACAAAATTTAATCTCACCGGTGTTGGATGAAGAGTTTAAAATTTGGATCAACAACAAAGGTTATACATTAGACGGTAGCACATTTGAAATCAAATTCAATCCACCACAAAACTTTGCTCAATACAGACAAACCGAGATGGATCAAAGCAGGGTAGGAACATTTACTCAGGTAGCAGAATTACCTTATATGTCAAAAAGATTTGCTCTCAAAAGATATCTAGGATTAACCGAAGAAGAAATGGCGCAAAATGCAACATTGTGGGCAGAAGAAAATAATGTGGCACAGAAAAAACAATCCAAGACAACACAGATGAGAACAGCAGGAGTTTCACAAGCCGACGTTAGTGCGGATCTAGATAATCTAGAAGAACCAACAGCAGAACCAGGCACTGAACAACCAGGACAACAAACAACCACACCGGGAGCACCAACACCACCAGGACAAACTCCGGGTGGAGGAACACAGGTTTAAAATAAATATCGTTATGAAATTGAATGAATTTTTTCAACATACAGAAAATGGCTTCGAGCAACAAAAAAATTATAATGCCGAAGACGATATTTCTATTTTGGACACCGACGATACACGAAAGACTAGATTAACTCTAGGACAAATTAACAAAATGCGACTTGCTTCTGAACAACACGATGCAGAACAGAAGGAAGAAGCAGTTTTCGTTCAAAAAATGTATGGTCAACCACTTGCCGACGATAATATATCTTTGTAATAATATATAAAGTGTGTAACATATGAGCAATACAACAGCATTTGTATTAGGCAACGGCGAATCCCGTAAAGGTATAAAAATTGCTGATTTACAAAAACACGGAAAGGTTTATGCCTGTAATGCCGTTTATAGGACCGAAACTCCAGATTATCTCGTTGCTGTAGATCCCAAAATGATTTTAGAAATTTGCGAAACTGATTATCCCAAAAACAATTCGGTTTGGAGCAACTACAATCATCAGTATGACAAGGTTCCAACAGCAATTAATCATGTACAATGGTTCAAACCCAGCCTAGGATGGTCATCCGGCCCCACAGCATTGAAATTAGCCTGCGATCATGGACACAAACAAATATACATATTAGGGTTTGACTATCAAGGTCACTCGAGGGATCAAAGAAAAACCAGTTTTAAGTTCAACAATGTTTTCAAAGACACCCGTAATTACAAACAAAGCAAGGACGAAGCAACATTTTATGGCAACTGGATGAATCAAACTAAAAAAATTTTCATAGATTATCCAGACATCAAGTTCAACCGTGTGGTGCCGGCAAACTGGTTTCGTCCAAACGACTTAGAATTCAATCCCAATTTCAGTACAGTTGATGTGTTGGACTTCCTGAAAATGTATGATCTGCAGATAAAATTATAAAAATCACGAAAAAGTCTTATTTTGAGACAAATATGGGCCTTTTTGAGCCTATTCTATAGCCGTTTTAGGTTCTTTTATGTAAATACAACACTTATAAGTTAAACGAACGTATACATTTAAAGGAGCACGTGTAATGTCAAATAAATTTGAACAATTATTAGAATTGCTGATTAACGAAGAAAATGAAAAAGCGGAAGCGTTATTTCATGAAATCGTTGTAGAAAAATCTAGAGATATCTACGAAGGATTAGCAGAAACTACTGAAGAAGAAACAGTAGAAGAAAACAAAGAAGAGTCTAAAGAAGAAGCAGTAGAAGAAGCAACTGAAGAATCTAAAGAAGAAGCAGTAGAAGAAGCAACCGAAGAGTCTAAAGAAGAAGCAGTAGAAGAAGGCGAAGAAGTTGAACTTGCTGACGAATCTGAAGAAACTGAAGATGAGTCAATCGAAGAAGTAGGCGGAGATGCAACTGACGAGTTAATCAAAGATGTATCTGCTCCGGAAGCCGAAGAAGAAATGCCAGGTGATGAAGAAATGCCAGGTGATGACGCTGAAGCAGAAGGTGACACTGAAGAAAGAGTTGCAGACTTAGAAGATGCTTTAGACGAATTAAAAGCAGAATTTGAAAAAATGATGTCAGGCGATAAAGGTGAAGAGTCAGAAGAAACTGAAGAAGAGTCAATAGACGCTCCAGTAGAGGCTGAAAAAACTCCTTTTGAATCAAAAGAAGCGGACAAGGAAACTGTAAAAGAATACAAAATTCCAAAATCTGCTGATAACACTGACAAAGCAGATGGCAAAAAATCACCAGTAAATGATGCAGGAACAGAAATGGGACACGGTGCTAAAAATATAGCACAGGGTTCTGCTGAAGAAAAAGGCAGAGCGGCTCCGACTGCAGAAAAAATCATCGGTGATGTTGCAAACACGCCAGGTAAAGAAAAAGCGGCAATGAAAGCGGCACCTAAGGCGGAAACTGCTGACAAGGCTGATAACAAGAAATCACCAGTTGCTTCTAAGTAATTGTTGATTAATTTGGAGAAGATCTGATGTCATCATTATACCTTAGAGAAAATCTAACGTTTGATCAAGCCAGAGTTCAGGTACTTCATGAAGGTAAGGACGGAAAAGACCTTTTCATGAAAGGAATCTGCATACAAGGCGGTATTAAAAATGCCAATCAAAGAGTTTATCCTGTGAATGAAATACAAAAAGCAGTGAAAACACTCAATGATCAAATCACGTCTGGATACTCTGTATTAGGTGAAGTGGATCATCCAGATGATTTAAAAATTAATTTGGACCGTGTGTCTCACATGATTACTGAGATGTGGATGGACGGACCAAATGGATACGGTAAAATGAAAATTTTACCAACACCAATGGGCCAACTTGTCCGAACAATGTTAGAATCGGGTGTGAAATTAGGAGTATCGTCGAGAGGAAGTGGTAACATTTCTGAGTACGGCGGTGGAGAAGTTTCAGACTTTGAGATCATCACTGTGGATGTTGTGGCTCAACCTTCGGCACCAGGTGCTTATCCAACTGCCATATACGAACACCTTATGAACACAAAAGGTGGAAACATGGCAATGGGTTTGGCGGCTGAAGTTAGAAACGACAAAAAAGCACAAAAAGCCCTTACAGAGGCATTAACCAACATAATAAGAGGACTAAAATAATGTTCGACGCAATATCAAAACTAGTTGAATCAGGCGTTATTGGAGAAGATACAAAAAAATCTATCGAAGAAGCGTGGGATTCAAAAATAAAAGAAAACAGAGAACTAGTAACCGCTGAACTGAGAGAAGAATTTGCTAAAAGATACGAGCACGACAAAAATAACATGGTCGAGGCTATTGATACGATGATGACTGAAAAGTTGTCTGAAGAGATCAGCAAATTTGTCGAAGACAGAAAAGCACTAGCTCAAGAAAAGATCACTTACAAAGAATCAGTAGGTGCTCATTCTAAAAAATTAGAAGAGTTTGTATTAAGCAAACTTACTAATGAAGTTAAAGAACTACACGACGACAGAAAATCTGTTGGCGAAAACTTTGCAAAATTAGAGGAGTTCGTTGTAAACGCACTTGCTAAGGAGATCAAAGAATTTGCAGAAGACAAGAAATCTGTAGTTGAAACTAAAGTGAAATTAGTGAAAGAAGCAAAGGCTCAACTAGCCAAGTTAAAAGAATCTTTCATTAAGAAATCTGCTAAGGTTGTAGAAGATGCTGTAACTAAAAAGTTAGGTGAAGAAATTAGCCAACTTAAAGAAGACATCTCATCTGCAAGACAGGTTAACTTTGGTAAACAAATTTTCGAAGCATTTGCTTCAGAGTATCAGGCATCTTACTTAAATGAGAAGTCTGAAACATCAAAACTGTTAAAAGTTGTAGATGAAACTACTTTGAAACTAAAAGATGCTGAGAAATCCATCGAAGAGGCAAAAACGGTGATTGAATCCAAAGAGAGAGAAATTTCTCAAGTTAAGGATTTGATGGAACGTAAGGCAACGATGGCTGAGTTGCTCAAACCTTTGAGCAAAGACAAAGCGGAAGTAATGGGTCAGTTATTGGAATCAACTGAGACTGGCAAATTAAAGGCCGCTTATGACAAGTATCTTCAAGCAGTGATGGAAGACGCTCCTGTGTCAAAAGCAAAGAAAATGCTTTCTGAGGCTTCTGGCGATAAAGCAGGTGCTCCAAGATCAGAGCGAGAAGATGCAGAACTAGGCAGTATTCGTGTATTAGCGGGTCTGTCGAAAATTAACAACTAAACTAAAAAGGAACGAGACAAATGAGTGAATTATTTGAATCAAAATGGAGCGAAACTAAATCAGCTCTAACTGAAGGTTTAGAAGGCAACAAGAAAAAGACTATGGACATCGTGTTAGAAAACACAAAAAGATATTTGTCTGAGTCTGCAACAGCAGGTGCTACATCGGCTGGTAACGTTGCTACTCTAAACAGAGTGATCCTTCCAGTAATCAGACGGGTTATGCCGACTGTTATCGCTAACGAAATCGTTGGTGTACAGCCGATGACTGGTCCGGTTGGACAGATCCACACACTAAGAATCAGATATGCTGACAGTTCTTCTGGAACAACTACAACTACTCCAGGTGAAGAGGCATTATCTCCATTCAAGATTGCGGAAGCATATTCTGGAGACAACAGTTCAACTAAAGCGGCTTCAACAGCGGCGTTAGAAGGATCTGCTGGTAAAAGATTATCTATCCAAATCTTAAAACAAGCGGTTGAGGCTAAATCAAGAAAACTATCTGCAAGATGGACTTTTGAAGCGGCTCAAGACGCTCAGGCACAGCAAGGTATCGATGTAGAAGCAGAAATCATGGCGGCGTTAGCTCAAGAGATCACTGCTGAGATCGACCAAGAAATCATTGGATCATTAAACACTTTGGCAGGTACTGCTTTAGCAACTTATGACCAAGCGGCTGTTTCTGGAACTGCAACTTTCGTTGGTGATGAACACGCGGCTTTGGCTGTTCAAATCAACAGAGTAGCAAACATCATTGCACAAAGAACAAGAAGAGGTGCAGGTAACTGGGCGGTGGTATCACCAACTGCGTTAACTGTTCTTCAATCTGCAACAACTTCAGCGTTCGCAAGATCAACTGAAGGTACGTTCGAAGCACCAACAAACACTAAATTCGTTGGAACTTTAAACGGTGCGATGAGAGTATATGCAAATGCATACGCTGGCGACAGTGCTGATGTATTAGTAGGTTACAAAGGTGCATCTGAGGCAGATGCGGCGGCGTTCTACTGTCCATACATTCCATTAATGTCATCAGGCGTTGTACTTGATCCAGCAACTTTTGAACCAGTAGTAGGTTTCTTAACAAGATATGGCTATGTTGAATTAAACAACACTGCATCATCTCTTGGTAATGCGGCTGACTACCTAGGTAAAATTGCTGTTACTTCAGGCAACTTAAAATTTGCATAATCTTTAAGATTATCTATTTTGAAAAGGGCGGCTTCGGTCGCCCTTTTTTTATGACTTAATTTTCATTTTCTGTGTGTTTAACGGAAAAAAAATACACTCCATACAAACGCAAAACCAAATCTGGTAGTTTTATTCATAATTTTGTGTTCTAAATAATTGCAAGGTTCACCTAGGTGAATCTATAATCAAAGGAGGTCCAACATGGATTATCTAAAGACTATAAAGGATTGGGCAAAAGGAATTGCCGACGTGGGAGTGAGTTTGATCGCGTTGGGAATTGTTTTAGAAATCCTTTTCAACGGTCAAGGTATTCCGTTCTGGCCGAATGTTTCTGTAATAGGAAACGTCCAGGGCGTACTGCAAGGCTTCTCTGATCAAGGATTGATTGGATTGGTGGCAGTTTGGATTTTATATCACATGTATAATAGAAAGTAAACTATAGAAATCATATAACAATCTAGTAATACGAAACCTCATTGTGTGGTGTGACTATACAACTACACCACACAACAAATACAGGAGTGGAAAAATGAAAGAACTGTTAAAAGACAAAAAAACATGGATAGCAATAGCGATCATTGTTGTCATCGCATGGTCGGTTTGGTCTGGACAACCAACACCGGAAGTTACACAATAATCAAAAAACAAGGGCGGTGGAGACATCGCCCTTTTTTATAAGCATATTTTTAAATTTATAAATTCCATAAATACAATTAGTTCAAACGTGCTTTTACTCAAGTAGAAGACTTATGCGGATGACAACCGCGTAGCCAGGAGAACTGGCATTGGACTCCTATAAGGAGAAAAAAAATGGGAAGACCTATAAGAAAAGACAAGTTTGTAGCAAGTTTTGGTGGAGACACATCTGCTAAAATCGCCGTGACGGCCTACAGAACTTTTGGTGGAGCAAAAGTTGACTCCACAACAGCATACATCGTGAACCAAAGAGGATCTAAAAAATTCAAGATCCACATGGAAGACTCTTCAGAAGCAATCATGCTTTTGAAAGCAGTTGCTCCAGGTACATTGGCCAACGACAATGCTACAGGATACGGTGAATTCTGTGTTCAGATCACATTAGATGACTCAACAGTTGCTTACGTAGAAAAATTCTACAACAACACTGTTCACTATGTGACTTCTGCAGGTGCTACAGGATCTGTACCTTACTCGTTAGGAACTGACATTCAAGGTTCTATCGCGGCTGGTAAAGGTAACATCGATATCGTATCTGAGTAATAACTTAGAACACGTGCTTGTTTGGGGGAGTTACACGCTCCCCCAAATTTCATATAAATAATAGCAAATGGCAAAGACTTTAAAAACATCAGAGAATTACACAATCAAGGCAGGTGCAGGATATAATGCAGGATCCGGCACACACACAATAAGTTTAGATTCTAGATATGTTACAATCACAGGTGACCTCACAGTCGAAGGAACAAGTACCACTCTAGACACAACCACATTAAACATAGAAGATCCTATCATTAGATTGGCCAAGAATAATACCAACACAACAGATGTCGATTCGGGTATATTGATCGAGAGAGGTGTTGATAATAATGCGGCATTCTATTGGAATGAAGGTGATGGTGTGTTCAAAGCAGTGACAACTACCTCTGATGGCACAGGAACATCGATCACAGACACAGGATTAGCAAACATCAGAGTTGCAGAACCATTGAATAGTTCGGATGCGGCAACAAGAAATTATGTGGACAGTCAGTTAGTCGGTGGAGGATTTTCAATAGGATTTAGGGGTGACGATTCTTCTGTGGTAAGTGTATTATCGGGAAATAGTGTATTGATAGCAGGTGATGCCAACATATCAACAGCGGCCACTGAAGAAGACACAGTGAACGTGACTTTACACAACGATCTAACAAATATCACATCTATCACATCGGATTCATCCAATGGTAACTTGACTTTGATTGCCAATGGAACAGGAGAAATTGTAATCAACGATGTACTAACGTTTTCAAATGCGGCATCCACTCCAACAGCAACCACAATCACCAAACTGTACAACAAGACAGCGGCAGGTGGAGGCACAGGATTATACTTTATTAACTCAAACATCAGTTCTGGAACAGAAGGAGAATTGATAAGTAAAAAGAAAGCAACGGCTTTGGCCATTGCGTTAGGATAAAATATGGCGATTACAAATTTTCAAGTTACAGCAAACACTTCAAGTGCCGCTTTCACGGCCGCGGCCGACACTGCTGTGACAGTAATTTATATCACTAACAAAACATCTTCTCAAGGAACAGTAAACATATACGTGGTTCCATCGGGCCAGTCAGTTTCAGAAAATTATAAATTATATAACAACCTCACTATTCATGCCGAGGATACCTATATCATAGATACTGAAAAATTAATTTTAGAATCCGGAGACAGAATTTATATTGAAGCACCAGATTCCGCGGGACGATTCAACGCAACAATCTCAACAATAGGTTTATAATCTCATGGGTAGACACATTAAATATCCTGAAATCGACGGAGTGGCACAATCTATTCAAATTCCAACAGGAACAACGGCCGAACAACCAGTAAATCCAGAAGAAGGAATGATTCGTTACAACACCACTTTGAATATGTTAGAATTTTACAACGGTGTGACATTTGTTCAACTGCAAGGAGGATCGGGCGGAGCGTCTACCATCACACGAGATGCTTTTACAATGGATGGATCTACATTATCATATGGACCGTTGACATTCGAACCCAAAGCAGATCAAAATATTCTTGTTTTCATAGAGGGTGTTTTCCAAAAAGACGACACCTATTCCATATCGGGAACAACAATCACTTTAAGTTC